TGACGCCGGAAGCCGTTATGCCCTTGGCCAGTGCCAGCGGGAATCCCGTGGCGGTGGTGTTGCCAAGGAAGAAGCAGCCCGCCATCGAAACATCGCCAGAGGCCGAGCAGAACACAGTCGGTCCACTGGTGCCGTAACCGATGCCCGCGGTGCCCGATGCCTTGGCGCCGAAGACGCATTTGCGAACCACCATCGACGACCCGTAGTTGTAGATGTTGCTGGTGCCGTAAAAGCGGTCGAAGATGAAGTTGGCTGGCACCGTGGCATCCGTAGCCATCCACCGATCCAGCGCCGCCGGCACCGATGGCTCGGCAGTGCGCAGGCTCTGTAGACCTGCCGAGAAGATGGAGTTTGGGAACTTGCTGGTGTTCTTGAAGGTGGTATTGGCAGGAGCCCAGCAGCAGCTGGTGATGCTGCCTCCTTGCATAAACGACAGCGCCACCGGGCGCACCACCGCATTGATCTTTCGGGCGTAGGCAATGAGGCCCGTTGTGGTGCGCGTTGCGAACACCGGGGCGCTGAACGTGTCGATGATGTTCTTGACGTTGGTCGTTGGCGTAACTGCGGTGGTCTGAAAGTTCAGCGCCACCCTGTTGGAGTCCGGGAACTTGTCGGTGGCGCCAACCACCTGGGCGATGTGGTTGAACTGCACATCTGTCCAGTAGGGGCCGTTGGCCAGGCGGTACTGGACGGTCTCTTCGCGGCTGGCGTTGGCGTTGGCGAAGGTCACAGCCCTGGAGAACTTGCAGGCTTTCTGAGGGGTGCGCGGCGGGTCGGCAGAGACATCCCGGTTGGGGTCTGCAGCCAGAGTGACGGCTGTTCCCTGGAACGTGTACGAACTGCCCTGCACAGCGTCGTCGGGCACTACGTAGAGCACCTCAACGCCGGGGCGTTTGGTAACGACCTGCGCCCACTGCGCCCAATACCGCAGGCCCGCCGGTGTGACGAAGTTCGCGCCACCGGCATCGATCTGGCTGTTGTTGGCTGGGGTGGTGGCGCCAACAATCTCTTCGATGCGGGCGATCTCACCAGCGCCTGCTTTTGTCGTGGTGGCGATCGGCAGGCCCTCGATGCCCTCGTTCACCACCAGACTGTCCACCTCCAGCTTGGGGTAGTAGGTGGGGAAGTCGATGGCGCGGTCGGCACTGCTGATGTCCTCCAGCGCCAGCACTTCGCCGGTGGTGATGTCCTCCAGTCCACGCGGCGCGACCTGCAGGCCCTCCTCGTTGAAGCCGGTGGCGTAGACGATGCCGCCGCCCTTGTTGGTGAAGTAGTAGGTGAACTTGTTGGCCGGGCTCAGCGTGCCCTGGTAGTTGGGCAGGGACTTCGTGTAGTTCAGGTAGCCCGCCCACTCCCAGGCGTGGCCGAACATGCGGATGTTGCTGGGCCGGCGTAGCTCGATCGCCCAGCCGTTGGTCGAGACGTTGAGGTTGCGGTTGGCCTCGGTCTGTACCGACAGGTCGGTGATGGCCTGGGCGTCTGTGCGGCCAAGGTTGCGCAGCAGTTGGTACAGGCCCTGGTAGTCGGCGTTGGAGCGCAGCTGCGCCTGGACCACCGCGTCGCCGATGGCGTTACCCAAGGTGGTGCTGCTGCTCGACTCGCTGGCGTCCTTGTCGAAGACCAGGATCGCGCTGGTGTTGCGGTAGTAGGCGGGTGGGGCGTAGCCCTCCTCCATGTGGACGTAGTTCTCCTGCCAGTCCGCGACGTTGAAGGTGCCGTAGTTGTCGCGGGTGGCAGTCCAGTGCTTGCCGTCTAGGCGCACCACGTCGCCCTTGCGGTAGAACACCGAGGTGCTGTAGGTCGTCTCAACGGCGGGGCGCTGGGCGTAGCGCAGCTCGATGTTGCAGCCGCCGGCTACCACCGTGCTGGCCTCAGAGGCGCCGACGGTCACCACACGCTCGCTCCAGGCAGCGCCGGTGGTGGGTTGGATGACGTAATCACGCACCGGCAGGCGCTCGCTGCCGCCGCTGCCCGCTACCACCATGTAGCGACGCTCGCTGGTGGAGCGCACATCGCGGAAGCGGCGGATGTAGACCCGCTGCCCGGCCAGCGGCAGGTACACATTGGCGACGCTGCCGGGGGCGCGGTTGCCACTCACGTTGTCGGTCGCCATCGCGGCGGCCAACTTGATCTGTGTCGGTGCGGTCCCGCTCCAGGGGCTGGTGGCCAGCTGGGCGCGGTAGTCGTCGCCGCCCGAGTTCTCGACCCAGACGTAATCACCGGCCCGCAGGCTGTAGCCCTCCTGCGTCAGCAGCTCAGGCTGGTTGGGGTTGGCGCGGTTGGGAGTCAGCGCCGTCTGCAGCGTCAGCGTGGTGGCCGTGTTGCTTTGGCTGCTGACGAGGCTGCCCAGGTAGATGCGCTTGAGGTTGTTGGTCTTGGCGAACGGGCTCAGCGGCCGGGACAGGTAGGCGATGTTCCACGGGCCGTCGATTGCCGATGCCTTGGCCTTGAAGCCCTCGGCCAGGCCGGCGACGCTGCCGAAGTTGCTGTTGCTGTTGGTGATCGTGATTTCACCGCCGCTCTGGCACCAGTGGTGGACGCCCTGGCCGATGGCGAAGACGCTCACCTCCTGGATCACCGCATCGTTGACGGCGCGGATGTGGAAGGACCGCCGCTTGGGGTCCATCCGCACATCGTTGGGCGAGCTGTTGATGTAGTCGTCGTAGCTCGCAAAGCTGGTGGTGCTCCACTGGGTCGCGGCGCCCTTGACGTACTTCTGCCAGCAGCTCAGGTCACGCTGCAGGCTGACGCCCGTGAACTGGGCAATCACCATCGAGCGGAAGCCCGAGCACTTGGCGCCATCGGCGTAGACGCCGCACAGCCCGTAGTTGGAGCGGATCGAGCAGTTGAAGATGTACGGGCTGGCGCTCAGCGTCGTGTCCGTGCCAACGGTCTGCGTTCCGGCAACAGGTTGCGGGCCGACGATCTCGTATTCCGAGGTCTGCGTTGCCACCAGGGCCGGGTCGAGTCCGCCTGTGTTGGACGCCCCAGCGAAGGCGAGCTTGATCTTGCTGTAGAACTGATCCAGCTCGGCCTTGCCCGCGAACTCGAAGGCGTGGAGCAGGTGGTGGCTGGTGGTCGCACCAGCCTTGTCCATGAAGGTGAAGCCGAAGTAGTAGCCGGTGCCCGTCACCTTGAAGATGGCGTGGCGGTTGCTGGCATCGGCTGCCTCGTCCGCGGTAGTAGGGACGTAGCTGGGACGGAAGATCGTCTTGCGCAGGTCAAGGCCGCAGAGACTCACGCCCCTGGGGAGCAGCAAGCCGCCGCTGTTGGGGTTGAACGCCACCAGCTCAGCGATGGTCGGGCTTTTGGTCGCCGGCCACTCGGAGACGGCGGTGGTGCCGGCTTCGTTGTGGATCGTGTAGACCCCTGGCATCAGGACGATGCTCACCAGATCCGTGTTGGCCAGCGGGCTGGTGTAGTAGCTCTTGGCGGTGATGATGCCCGCCTCGATCACAGCGCGGTTGATCGTGCGGAATGGGCGGGCCTCGGTGTAGCCGCACTCCAGGCGCTGCAGGGCGATGCGCTCGTCAGCCGTGCCGCCGGTGCTGTACTCCCCGCCTGCGAAGGTGTCGTCGCCGGTGGCTGGGTTGACGTAGAGGACGTAGGGCGCGTTGAGCGGGTCGTTGATGACGCCGCTGCCGATCTCAGCGTTGCCGCCCAGCTGGCGTACAGCGTCGGTCAGCGCCGCAATCTGGGTGCGGAAGGAGCCCTGTGAACTATCGATGTGGTCGAGCGATCCTGCCTGCCCGCCCCGAACGATCTTGGTCACAGACGCCGCCTACTGCAGTTAGCCCATCGTAGGTCGGCTCAGTTGGTCCCCATTCGCAGGGCGATCTCACCCACCGTCACGAAGTTCAAGCTGCCCGCAATCACATCGGAGACGCGGGTGTTGATCGCCGTGGTGGTCACCAGCAGGTGGGTTTCGTAGTACAGGCTGCCTGGCAACGGGTCCTCGCAGGTGTCCGTGCGGTCCTGGATCATCCAGAACTCGGCCGCGGCCTTGCTGCCCTTCTCGGTCATCAGCAGCAGCTGCATCAGCGTGGTGCTGTCGGCGGTGTCGGCTCCGTGGTCGGCACGCTCCACCAGGAAGTCCATGGTGCCGCCGCCGGTGACGATCGACTTGACGCTCTCACCGAACTTGTCGCCCACTGCTGTGGTGTCCACCTCAGGGGCGTTGAGGTTCAGGCTCCACTCCCGCAGCCAACACTGGATGGTCCAGACCGTGCCGTCCTGCGGGTCGTTGATCTCGCCCCTCGGGCGGATGTCGGCGTTGTCGTAGTCGGCCGTCCCAGCGACCGGGCGTTCGTACTTGGGGGCGTCGGCGCAGATCGAGGCCAGCGTCACCTCGTCGCGTGCATCGCTGTAGCTGTACTCGCCCAGCAGGTTGGTGCAGTGGACAATCGCGCTCTCGTAGTTGTCCGACCCCCGCAACGCCAGCACCAGCCGCTGGAAGTCGGTTGGGTACAGCTGCACCCGCCGAGCCGGATCACCACGCAGAGCGCTGGCGCGGTCGGTGTAGAAGCTCAGCCGGTCCAGCTGGTCCCGGTAGATGTAGAAGGTGGTGTGGCTGGTGAGGCCGCTGGTCTGGCGGCGCATGTAGAAGTCCGCCGTGTCGTTCGACTTGTAGAACCGCGCTTCCTCCGCGTAGATGTGGATGCGGTTCTCGCCTAGGAACCAGCGGCTGCCGTAGTAGGTGGCAGAGCCGTCTGGGTTGTCGGGCACCCCGTCGTTGTTCAGATCGAAGGGGAGGCCGTTCGTGGCGTCGAGCGTGACCTGATCGCCGCTCCAGTAGGCCGGATTGCGGACGTGGATGCTGTTGCTGCCAATGTTCAGCGCATCGGGGTAGAGCACCAGCGGGTCTGGCGCTTCCCGCTTGAGCACCAGCTTCCCGCCGTCGCCGAGGACTGGCATCTCAGAAGCCCCCGCTCATTGGGCCGGAGACCTGGAAGCTGACGCTGCAGGCGATCACCGCCCCAACCGACACGGGCGTGCTGACGCTGGTGACGATGGCGTTCACCTTCAGCTCCGCGCCGATCGCGGTGCTAAGCACCAGATCAACCGGCTGGGGGCCATCGTTGTTGCGAAAGACCGAGTTGATCAGTGCTCGGGTGGCAACGTCGTCCCGGTCGTACAGCACTGTGGTGGAGCCGGTGGCGCCACGGATGCCCTCGATGTAGGTGCGGTCCCACTGGCCCAGCACGGTGGTCTCCAGGGCGTCGCGGCTGATGTCCAGCGAGAACTCGCGGCACTTGCCGACGCGGTTGCCCTGGAAGCGGAGTTCGCCGCTGGTGCCCGTCAGTACCGCCATCAGCTGTCCCGCTGGCCCTCGAACTTCACGCTAACGCTAGAGGTGCCGGGCACTCCAGACGCCACCGTTGGTTGATCAGCGAAGCGCCAGATGTAGTCCCGCGCCAGCACAGATGCCAGCGCCGGATCGCAGCCGTCCCAAATGGCGGGTGGCAAGACAACTTCGTCGTAGCTGCCACGCGCCAGGTCGTAGCACTCGCAGATCGCCAAGGCCACGCTGTCAGAAACATTGGCGAAGTTGAGATCCATCGAAGCGCCGAACGGCTGGCTGCCGTAGACGCGGCTGGTGCCGGTGCCGGCGATGCTGGTGAATCGCTTGACCGGGTACTGGCCTGGGGTGATGTTGCGGCTGGTGGGTGGGATCGCCGGGAAGGTGGTGCTCATGTCACGGTGACGGTCTTGGTTTGGGTGACGGGGCTGTCGCTCGCGTAGGGCGAGCTGATCTGACATGACACCGTGTAGGTGCCAGCCGCCGGAAAGGTGAACTTGGCGATCGAGGTGTTCCCGTCCACGATCCCGTCGATGTCAGGCGTGGTGCTCCAGGAGTAGGAGACATCCGCTGAGGTGACCGTGCCGGACATGGTGGCGGTGTAGGAGGTCAGCGTGCCGACGGTGGTTGCCGCGTTGCCCGTGAGGGTGATGGCGCCGATCGTCTTGGCGATGACCGGATCGACCGCCGTGAGCACCTTGCTGGCGACGTGGGTTGTCGTGTCCTTCACCACCGTGCAGGTGATCGTCGCCGTTCCAGGGGAAGCCAGGGTGACGGTGGTGGTGGCGCTGGTGGCGCTGCCGAAGGTGACGCCGGTGCCGCTCCAGGCGTAGGTGTAGGTGCCAGTGCCGCCAGAGATCAGCGCGGTGTAGGTGGTGGGGACGGCGGTGGTGATGGTGGTGGGGCCGGTGATGCCGACGCCGGTGAAGGTCGAGGTGGTGGCACCGCTCTCCTCGCTGGTGCCGATGGCTCCGTCAATGATCCAGTTGCCTGGCACGTCCCAGCCCTCCACCAGAGCGGAGTAGTCGTTGGCCAACAACGGGAAGTACAGGGCCTCGACCGCCACGTTGCCATCCTCGTCGAAGCCCAGTGACTGCACCTTGTAGGCCCGCACGTCGTTGCTGCTCTGCTTCAGGCAGAACACTGCGCTGGTGGCGGTGGTGCTGCGCTGGTCCACGATCGAGAGGCTCACTTCCTCGATGGTGTTGACCCCCGCGCCGCGCCACATCAGCACGTCGTAGGTGCCGTCGGCCAGGGGTTCGGTGGTGACGACCTTGCCGGTGGAGTCGATCGCGCCGTTGTTGGGCTGGCTGTAGGAGATCGTCTCCAGGCCGAGCTTGAAGCACCGGCCCACCTCCAGGGCCGCCTGGGTGGGGACGGTCTTGAAGCGGACCGAGTGCGTGACCAGCCGGCGGCCGCGGCACAGGTACTTGGCTACGTCGATGGCGTGCTGCTCGCTGGTGCAGAAGTCCGTCAGGTCGATCGCTTCCAGCGGGGCGTCCTCAGGCGTCCCAGCCTCGCGGACGCTGACCTCGCGGATGACGGGGAACAGGCCACGGGCTGAGTCGTCGGTGCTGGCCTTCTCCTGGCGCCACTTCACCGAGACCCGGTTGGGGGTGCGCTGGTCCGAATCGGTGTAGACGAACTCGAATGAGTCCTCGATGATGTTGCCCGCCGTGTAGAGGTTGGTGATCGGCTCGGGTCGATCGAAGTAGACCGAGGGCTGCAGAGCGAACCGGCCGCCCTTGATCACGAGGTCCAGCAGGAAGAAGCCGGCGGTCTGGCTGCCCCACTGACGCAGGTTGATCGGCTGGGCCAAGGCGCCATCGAAGAAGTACCGCCGGTCGCGGGTCCACTGGGCGCACTCCGCAAAGCTGGTGACATCAACCTGCTCGCCGCTCAGCACCGTGCCAACGCCGTAGCGGTCGTTGGTCAGCAGGTCTTGGAACACCTCGGGGAAGGTGTGGATGCCGCCGGCAATGCCCTTGTTGACGTAGGCGCTGAGCTGGTTGAGCTGGCTGAACTCCGTGCTGGAACGCAGGTTCATGCCCACCAAGGCGATGCTGTCGTAGTTGGGAGTGTTGGGGTTGGGGGCCAGCAGGTTGACGTAGACCAATTCGTGCTCGGGCGAGCGGGCGCTGGTGTTCAGCTCCTCGAAGACAAAGCTCTCTGCCAGCCGGCCCCAGGAGTCGGCGTAGTCGTCGCCATCGGCCAGTGTCACGCCCAACCGCTGGTCCTTCGTTGGCGCGATGCGGAAGGTCTCGGGGATGCGTGCCACCGGCTCGCCGCTGTAGATCGCGGTCACGGTGTTCGCCCCAGCGCCAGAGGTGACGGTGCGGTAGCCGCTGATGCGGGCGTCGAGCACTTCCAGGGTGCCGGTGGCGATGCTGTTGCGGATCTCCCAGCCGCACAGCGGCTCCATGCGGAACTCCCACCGCTGCATGGTGGGCATCTGCAGCCGGATGAAGTTGTAGACCGCCTGCTGGGTGATGCTGCGGACGCCGAAGCACTGGCTTAGGTAGGTGTAGTCACCCGTGCTGCCAGCGATGCGGTAGCCCAGCTTGAAGAACGAGTAGCGGATCTCCGAGCCGCTGTAGCTGCCGGATTGGAAGTTGGAGAGTTCCAGGCTGTCGCCTTTGCCGTAGACCTTGCCGCTGTAGTAGGTGCAGGCGCGGCCGTCGATCACGTCCTGGCTGAGGCTGTCGCGGAAGTTGCACAGCCCGCTGATGCGGATGCCCAACGTGCTGCGGAAGCCAAGCTCCACCACCTGAGCGGAGCGGGGGACGGCGAACGAGGCCACGGCCACCTTGAATAGGTGACTGCTGCCGGTGGCGGTGGTCTTGCCTTCCGTGCCGTTGAGGCTGGCTTGGCCCGCCTTCACCACACGGAAGGTGGCCGTGATGGCCTGGCCACCACCAACAGGGTCGAGGTCAGCCTCAGACGCGAAGATTTCGTCCGCCGGGTTGCGGCCTTCACAGATCAGCAGCGCCGAGCCGAACTTGTAGAGGTCGCCGAGCGAGATGGCGTCGTCCCAGCTCCGCTGGCGGCCGGAGACGGTTTGCGCCACATCGCGGCAGGTCTCCTTGTGGTCGGGGCCGACCTGCTGGCCACGAAAGATCCTGTTGGCTTCGCTGGCATTGGAGAGCGTGTAGGTCAGCGTGTCGTTCACTGCCAGGTTCACCGTGCCGCTGGCTGGAGCGCCGTTCAGGTGGGTAACGCCGCTGCGGCAGGAGAAGAGGGTGTTGTACTTGTCGCGCTGAGCCCGCGCCACGCCATCAGGGTTGCAGCTCACCTCGATGTCGCCGTCGTCCCCTTTGGGTCTGGTTTTGACGAGAACCGTAGGGCGCAGCTGCGGGTTGACCCGAAAGGCCAGGCCGTTGCCGATCAGCTGATAGACGCCGAACTGCGTCTGGGTGCTGGGCTTGTAGCTGTAGCAGAAGTCCGTGGTCCAGGCGTTGTTGAGGCCATGGATGGCGAACACGTCAGGGCCGCCGGCGTTCTCGGCGTTGCCCGTGTCACGGGCAGCAGAGCGCCCCGCCACGCGGTCGGCACTGCTGATCCGCCCGCCGTCCTGCGAGACGTAGAAGGTGACGCGGCTGGAAGTGGAGTTGGCGGCAGACAGGTCGTAGCCGCCCAGCACGTTGTCGCCGAAGGCGAACTGCGCTGGGTCGATCGCGCCAATCGTGGCCTCACCCAGTGAGCAGATGGCCCGCAGCATCTGGCTGCCGCCCTGCGAGATCATCTGGCTCCACAGCAGGTTGGTGTTGACCCGCACCCCGCCGTAGGTCACGCCATCGATGGTCTCGCGGTTGGCGTAGACCAGCGGGATGGTGGAGCCCAGCTCGACCACGTTCTGCAGTGAGTCGAAGCCGGCCTTGGGGGCAAACTCGGTCGTGCCCACCGAGTTCTGGCCTTGCTGGCTGGTCTGGCGGATGTTGGGCGGTGTTGGCGTCTTGGGGCGGAACAGGAAGGACGCCAGCAGGGACAGCGCAATCCCGATCACCAGCTGGATCAGGAACGGGATGATCAGGAAGTTGACCGGCTTGCCGGGCTCCAAGCGGCTGTACTTGATGCAGTCGCGCACGAACTGGCGGTACTCGGCTTCGCTGCACCCGAGCACGGCCATCAGCTCGCGGTCCTGGGGCAGCAGGGCGATAGGGCGGTCGGACGGGCTGAGCATCACTTGAAGGAGATTTGGCCGGTGGCAGGGAGGCTGCCGACGAGGTACTGCGTCAACACCCGCTTGGGCGCCTGGCCTGACACCGCATCGAGGGGGCTACTCAGATCCAATGACAGTCTGCTGCCGTCGTGTTGGAAGCCCGTCACCTGATACACCTCCTCAGAGAAGGTGCCGGTCTCATCGAAGCTGTCGGGGTCGAGCCAGACCGTGCGGACGCGGATGATCCACCGTTGGTCGGCAGCCTCCTGGATGAAGTTCAGCAGCAGCGGGCTGACGGCGAACACCAGCGAGGCGCGGATGTTGCTGCCTTGGAGGTCGACGCTGCTGCCGCTGAAGCCGAAGCCCGCGTAGACGTAATCGCGGCCGGCGTAGTTGCGGGTCTCGTTGGCGTGGAAGTTCTGGAAGGCGTAGCCGGTGGCACCTCCACTGGAGAGCTGGAAGCGGATGTAGGTGCCGATCGCAATTTCAGCCATGTCAGAGGCCCACCGTGCGGCGAGCGCCAGGGTTGTTCTTCAGG